GAGTCAGCCGACACATAGCGATCCCCTATCCAATAGCGAACCTCGCCCGTTGTCCGATTGCGAATGCGCGGCCCGCGATACGGTTCGCGCGTCATGGGGCGACCGGTGTTTTGTCCGCCGTCGCCTACGCCATAAACGTCAGTCATCAGAACGCCTCCCAATCATCATCGCCGGGATTGTCGTAAGTCGTGCCGCTAGCACGCGGCACAGCCACACGGCCCTCGCCAAACTGCACGGCGCCGTTCTGGATCGTGTACGGACGCCCCTCGGCATCGATCTCGTATTCTGGGCGCGGCGGCATGATAGCGCTGCTCACCGCCTCGTTGGTCAGGAATGGCGCATATGGACGCAAATTCTCCGGCAACGCGGCAATCGCCGCATCGCGTGCGGCGCGTTCCTGTTCGCCGGCCGCTTCTTCCAGCTTTTGGCCGCGCACTTGCATGCCGAACAGGTCTCGCTGCATGCGACTATCGCGAATGCCCTGCACCCCTTCGCGGCCGAACAGGAAATAATTGGCGATGGTTCCGGGGTCGCCATCCTCGCGGCGAACTATCCCGCGCGCCGGTCCGCCGAACATGCTCCTGCGACGGCGAGGTTGAGCGGCCGACTCCTGCTCGGCGCCGATATAAGCATGCACCGGCGCATCAACGCGCAAGAAGGGCTGCGCGCGCCGCTTGCTGAATAGGCCGGCCATCAACCATACCCCATTTGGAAGCCATTTTCAGGCGACCAGCCAAACGAGAAGGCGCCATTGCTGCTTTGCGTTCCGCTGGATCGACCGCTCTGCGTCATGGTTTGACCCGTGAACATGCTGGGGTCGATGCCCAGCAATTGCGCGATCTGGCGCATATAGGCCAGGCGCGAATTGGTCGGGTCGCTCTCTTGCGCGATGCCGCGCTCCTCGGCGCCAAGCGCCGCTTGTGTGCCGATGTTTTGCCGCGTATTGGCGTCTTGCGCCGCACCTTGCGCGCCGAGTTGTTGCGCCGCGCCAAGCCGGAAGTTCGCCCCCGCAAGCCCCTGCTGGCTGTTGAACGTGTCCGCACCCAAGCGGTTGCCGATGTCAAAGCGCGCCGCATCCTGCGCCTGACCCCATCCTGCATTGCGCAGGTTCGCCGCGAGCGAGCCCGCGCTGTCGGCAAACTCGCGGTTGGTCAGACTATCGGCCACGCCGTGCCGCGAACCGCCATATGCGCCCGCTCCGATCGCAGCGCCCTGGCCTTGGCTGATCGCACCCTGCCGCGCGCGCTCCAGATCGGCAATAGAACGATCAATCACCTCGCCGGTGTAGGGGTTCATATACGCGCTCATGTCGGTGTCGCGAAGCTGCCCCGCCGTAACCTGCCCCGGCGTGAAATTCATCAATCCGCGCGTGCCGTTCATGGCTTCGGAGATGCCCTGATTTGGCCCACTCAATACCGATGCGCCCTGGAACGCAGATTGCTGGTTGGCGTTGGCGCCAAATCTTGGAGCTGATCCCGAGCCGCTCAGAAGTGAGCTGATTTGACTGTAATAATCCTGCGCCGGCCCTTGGATGAACCCCGGTACGTTCGGCGTTGTCGTCGCCGTTCCGGTGCTCGTGGAGCTGGTTTTGGTTTTGCGCTTAGACATCAGGCCAGAAGCTTTCGGACAACGGTTGCATAATGCTCATACCCTTGCGGCGCGAGCGCGCGCACCCAGCCTTTACGGCCGGTTACGTGCGCTTGCGTGCAGCCAACGCTACGTGCGTGATCTTCGATAATCGGCGTGACGGACAAAATCTCACCCATGTCGCCGCCAGCAAGCCAGCACTCGATGATGCGCTCGCCATTGAAGTCGGCGATTGTCGTCACCATAGCCGAACGCTCGCCAAGCCATAGGTGCGCGCGGCCTTGTTCAAGTTCGATACGCACGTCATCCAACGTCCAAAGCGGGCGCTCGTCTTCCGCGTCCAGCGCAGCCTGCAACATCGGCGCGGCGCGATCAAAGGCGTTCATACCGCACTCGTTCCCAGTACGCCCGCGTCGCTCACGGTCAGGTAATAGCGCGTACCATTGGCGCTGCGCAGGATGATCTTGACGCCATCCTGAAGCTCAACGTGGCGATCGCGCTTCAACGTGTTCTGGTCGCGCGCTTCCATCGTGTTTCGCATAGTCTGCTGGTCTTGGCGGTCATACGCGGCCGGCGCGGGCTGAAACAAGCTCACAGCGGGCGCCAGCCAAGAATGCCGGCCGGGATGATCTCAACCGGCCGCTTGCCCCATTCATCCATGCCTTCGCGCACGTAATACTTTTCGCCCACCCGCTTGCCAATATCCTCGCCGCCGTAGCGCTTCCACACGCGCACGTCTTCGCTTTCGGGCATGGTTTCGCGCCGATAGTTCCATAGGCCGTCGTCCGCCGTGGCGACGTATGCGGCGCCGGGGCTGTTGCGCAGCCGCCCTTGTTCGTCGCGCCAAAGCCCAATGACGAGCGCCGGCTGCGCCAAGGTCTGGCCAAGCACCTCGCCGGCCACGTTCACGTTGCGGCCGTCGACGGCGATAATCGCGCCCTCATGCGCGAAAATCACGTCCAAATCGCCATGAAATCCACGCAGCCCTTCGAGCTGCTGGATCAGGTGCGAAATCTTCATTGCGTTGGATGGCATTAGAGCCTCTTGCCTCCGTCAATCACATCAACGCGCGGGATGCCCCAGCGCCATGATGCGGACGTCACGCCGGTCACTTTCACCCGCGCCTGACGCGCCGCGAAGCGGATGCTGGTTGGGTTGTCGATCGTGTAAGGCCCGTATGTCGTCTCAGTGTCGTTCGGCCAATCTCGCGTCAGGAACGATACCGACACGTCGCCCGCCGTTTTCTCGTCTGCGATCAGTCGGCGAGCGCGCATAATCTGATCGCCGTCGCCAAGTTCGTAAGGACCGCTTTCCGCATAAGGCGTGTCGCCGCCATAACTGTATCCGGTCTCGTGATCATACACCTCGCCCGCGGAATCGGTCATCACGGGGTTGGTGAAAATTCCCCGCGCAATCGCTGCTGTGCGAGCGAAATCAAGGTCCACATACCAGAAGTTCCCAATGTAATTGTACACCACCTTGCGGTCGCACTCGTTCGAGGCGCCAGACGGATAAAGCCAACCCACTTCGCCATATTGCGGCTCGTGATAGGCCACCACCTTGGACTTCTGCGTGGTGTTGAAATCTCCGAACACACCGTCGGCCACGTCGCACATCAATTCGCGCGTCACACCGTCGAACATGTAAAAGCGGTTCGTGCCCATCCAGAATGCGCGCGAATCTACCGTGATCGCGGCACCCCGCGAGATGATCCCGCAATTGTCGCCAACCCGTTGGAAACCATAGACGAACGGCTGGCCCAAATACGTCGCCAGATGCACGTCAAGATCGGTCCAGATCAGCGTTCCGCCCCGGATGCGCCGGCCCATCATGAGCTTGCCCGGCGTCACCAAATTCTGATCGCCGGCTTGGTTCGTCGCTGTTGGCGTCCAGGTCGTCAGCGCTTCCTGGTCGCACCATTGCACCTTGCGATTATCGCCGCCCGCACCCAGCACGAACAGAAACCGCTCCTCCGTGCATACGATCGCCGTCCCGGTCGGCGCCCCCGACACCGCCGCCGCATCCACCCCGGTCCCGCTGTTAGGGTCCCAAGAATAGACATTGCCGTCTTCAGCCATGCATCCGACCAGCACCTCGCCGAAATTATCCAGCGTCCACACGCTCGCCGGCTGCACCGCCGCCACATCAAGACGCGGCGTGCCATATGTGCCTTCGCCATAATCGCCCGAGCCGTACCCGCCACCCGCCGTCGCGTCCGCGTCGCCCGCGGCGAAACCTACCGGCGTGATGTCGTGCGCGGTCTGATCGCTTGGCGTCGCCACATAGAGCTTGGAATGCGTCCCAAGCGCCATCCAGCGCACCGTGTCGTTATCGATCCATTGCCAGATGCAGCGGCACTTACCCGTAATCGGCGCAGTCAGGCGCGTTGCCCACCCGCCTTGCGGCTGAAGCGCGTACACGTTGCCGTCCATGAGCCAA